GCAGGACCCGCCAGACCAGCAAGTGCTGTGCCTGCGGATGCGAGGAAACCACCTGCGGAGCTTGCTACGCCTGCAAGAGCCGTACCCGCACCTGCCGCCAGACCAGATACGGCCGTGCCAACCGAGCCGAACAGTCCTGCGATTGCGGAGCCGGCAGAACCAGCAATTCCGCCCAATGTGGAACCCACACCAGACAGAAGCCCAGAAAGACTGCCGCCTAAGCCGCCGATCTTCGTCACTACACCGGAAAGCAGCCCGCCCAGATTCGACAGGATTCCCCCACCGCTGGAGCCAAGGCTTCCCAGCTTCGAGATGATACCGGAGATTCCCTCTCCCAGACCGCCCATTTTGGAGGTCAGCCCGGAGATCAGGTTGCCAAAGTTCGACACGATCTGACCACCATCTGCGCTGCCGATCTTCGACAGGAAACTGCCGATGTTGGACAGCAGACCGCCTCCGTTTTCGGAGCCAAGAACATTGCCGAGGTTCTGCAACGTACTTCCGAGGTTTCCGATGGTATTCTTCATGGAACCGAGCTTGTCCACAAGCCCCGTGACCGTATTGACCGTGTCACCGACCTTGCTGATGCCGTTGCCGAGGCTCTTTAAGAAATCCGAGTTGAAGGTATCGCCAAGGCTGCGGATCGCATTTCCAAGGGAACCGGTCTGAGAACTCAGCTCTCCAATGGAATCCTTTATGTCCGTAAAGCCCTGCTTCACTTCATCGCTCATACTGCCGACTGCTGTTTTGGTGATACCCTGCAGGTCAGTCCAGAGCTGCTGGAACTGTGTTTTCAGCCCGGAAAGCCCGGCCATCAGCTGGGACTGGATACCGCTGCCCACATCCCTTGCAGCACTGCCGATACCATTTTGGCTTCTCTTGATCGTGGCAGCAAAACTGCCGACCACAGAATCCATCCAGTCGCCCAGAGAATCTACCGGGGTCGTAAGGTTGTTGCTCATAGACCCGGCAAGTCCCTGCACGGCTTTCACCACCGACTTGACATTTTTTTTAATGCCGGTCGCCAGCAGCTTCATGAAGTCGGGCATATAGGTATCTGCATCAGACAGAGGTCCTTCATCTGGTACAGAGAAATGCAGCAGACTTCTGACCCTGCTTGCGACATTTTCCGCCGCTGCGATCACGGAACCGGCCGCTGCCCGGACACCTGCCGCCATCTGGGAACAGATATCTGCGCCCCAGCGGTATGCAGAAGAAGCAATCGAACCGAGCGAGTTAAAACTGCTCCTGATACTTGCAACACCGGAAGAAACCGTGCTGCGCAGGCTGGACATTGCCGAAGACACCGTGGACTTGATGCTGTTGAAGGCAGAGGTCGTGGTGGATTTCAGTGTGTTCCAGCCGCTTGTGGCCGTACTGCGAACTGCGGATACAGAGGAAGTTGTAAGACTCTTGATGCTGTTCCATGCAGTCGTGATGACCGTCTTGATACCATTCCAGCTGGTGTTCGTCAGAGTTTTCACTGCGTTCCATGCGCTTGTCATGGAAGATTTGACAGAAGCAGTTGCCGAAGTAGTCAGAGACTTGATTCCATTCCATGCTGTGGTGATAACACTCTTGATACCGTTCCAGCTGGTCGTTGTCAGCGACTTTACCGCACTCCATGCACTGGTCATGGAAGATTTGACAGCTGCTGTCGCAGAGGTCACATTGGATTTCACCGCCGCAAAGCTGGTCTGGATGGTGGTCTTGATGCTGTTCCATGTGCTCGTGGTACTGGTTGTAATGGAACTCCATGCGGATCTCATCGCGGCACTCACACCTGCCGTTCCGGTCTTCACCGTCTGGCTGATGGCCGCCCAGCTCTTACTGTATGCCTGCTCCACTCCCCTCATGGAGTTGGTGATGGAAGTAGACAGCGTGGTGGACAGATTCTCTGCCGCCGCAGTTACAAGGCTGGTGTTGGTCGTGATGCCGTTTGCCAGTCCCTGCATGAAGTCCGGCATCCAGCTTTCCATATCTGCCAGAGGCCCCTCATCCGGCACAGAGAAGTGCAGGAAAGAGCGGATACGGTCCGCCACTCCCGATACGGCGCTTGCCACATCCTGAATCCTCGACTGGATACCGGACACAATGTTGCCGATCATGTCCGAGCCCCACGAGAATGCCTGTCCAGCCAGACCCTTGATAAAGGAAACTGCACTGTTAAAGCCGTTCGTGATGGTGGACTTAATACCGGAAATGGTAGAGGAAATCCCGGATTTCATCGAGTTAAAAGCTGTGGTCGCCGCGCTCTTGATGCTGTTACTGAGGGACGAAACCGTAGACTTCATGGCATTCCAGCCGGAAGAAACCACCGATTTGATACCATTTACCACACCGGAGATTTTGCTGCTGATGGCGCTCCAGATGGAAGAAACCGTGGACTGGATTGCTGAAAGGACAGTCGAAATGACCGTCTTGATTGCATTCCATGCCGTACTCATCCGGGTCTGAATGCCAGTCAGCAGCGGAGACAGGAACGATACAATAGCGTTCCATACAGTTGTCACCGCGGTCTGGATTGCAGTTAGCACCGTAGATATGGCTGTCTGGATCGCGGACCAAACCGTAGAGAAAGTCGTCTGCAATCCAGTCAGGATCGGAGTCACAAAGGCGACGATGGCGTTCCAGATGGAAGTGATCTTCGTCTGGATCGCAGTCAGTGCTGCACCGATCAGGATCTGAATTGCCTGCCAGATGGTTTCAAACAGATATTTGAACGCATCCAACAGAGGTTTCATGGTGTTGTAGATGCCATTCCACACCGAAGTGATCGTCGTGCTGATGGTGTTCATGACCGTAGAAATCGCAGTCGAGATCGCCGTCCACACAGTTGTCACCGTGGTATGGATCGTATTCAACACAGAAGAAACGGCTGTGGAAATGGCAGTCCAGATGGTGCTGAAGGTCGTCTGGATACTCGTAAGGACAGTCGTAAAGAAGCTCGAAACTGCAGTGAACACAGTCGTTGCCACACTCTGGATAGCAGAAACTGTGTTTGAAAAGAAGCTGCTGATTCCGCTCCACACGGTCTCAAAGAAGCTCTTGATACTGCCCCAGACCGTCTGCCAGTCCGTACCGAACAGCCCAAGAAACACATCCAGTGCGCTCTTTAATGCGGTAAGAGTCGTAGAGAATACAGACTTCACGCCATCCCAGATACTGGAGAAGATACCCTTCACCGCTTCCCATGCGCCACTCCAGTTGCCGGAGAACACATTGGAAAAGACATCGAACAGACCCAGTAAGGTATCCAGAACGACGCCGAGGATGGTCGAAATATTCTGGAATGCTCCCTCAAACAACGGGGCAAGCACCTGACAAAGGCCATCCCAGACTGCTTTCAGTACCTCGGTGACATCCTTAAAATCAAAGCCCAGCCCATTGATCCGCTGTGTCAGCTGATCACAGAACCCTTTCACCTTGGAAACGATGTCGTTCCAGATACCGGTAATGGCAGTACGGAATTCCTCGTTCGTATTCCAGAGGTTCATGAACGCCGCCACCAGTGTGCCGATGACCGCCACCACTGCTACGACCGGCCCGGACAGACCACCCAGAACCACACCCAGCTTGCTGAACACACCGCTGGCACTGCCCACATGGGTGATAAGAAGCCGGACACCCTTTGCAAGAGAACTGAATCCCCGCATCGCTGTGCCGACGGTCGATATGGTCTTGCCAAGCACAATGAGCAGCGGACCGATGGATGCCGCCAGGAGCCCGATCTTGATGATCGTTTCCCTGGTACCCTCATCCATGCTGTTGAGCTTGTCCACGAACTGCTGCACGGCAGATACGATCTTGCGGATGGTGGGCATCAGGATATCGCCAAAAGAAATAGCCAGCTCCTCCAGCTGAGATTTCAGGATGGTGAGCTGACCATTTAAGTTGTCCTGCATGGTTTCTGCCATGCTCTCGGATGCGCCGTCACAATTTTCAATGGCACCACGCAGTTTGTTGATGTCCGTCTCGCTGGAATTCATCAGGGCAAGGAAACCGGACATCGCATTCTTGCCGACCAGTGCCTCTGCATTGGATGCTTTTTCAGATTCGGTCAAGCCGGAGAATGCTACACGGCAGTCTGCGAGGATATCGTTCAGGCTCCTCATACTGCCATCTGCATTGCTGGTGGCAATCGTAACCTCACCGATGTTCTTGCCTGCAAAGGTCACTTCACCGGAAAGGTTGTTCATGATGGTACGAAGGGACGTACCAGCCTGCGAAGCCTTGATACCACTATTTGCCATAAGTCCGATGGCTTCTGCGGTATCCTCTGCCGAGAACCCCAGCGCACCGGCAATAGGCGCACAGTACTTGAACGTCTCGCCCATCATGGAGACGTTGGTGTTCGCATTGGAGGAAGCGGCTGCGAGGATATCGGCAAAATGCCCAGAATCCGCAGCGGATAAGCCGAACGCGGTAAGGGCATCGGTAACAATATCTGAAGTCGTAGCGAGGTCTTCACCCGAAGCGGCCGCGAGGTTCATGACGCCCTCGATGCCGTTCAGCATGTCAGAAGTCTTCCATCCGGCCATGGCCATGTATTCCATCGCCGAAGCTGCCTCGGATGCAGAGAACTTGGTCTTTGCACCCATCTCACGGGCTTTCGCACGGAGCTGGTCAAAGTCATCCCCGGTCGCACCGGAAATGGCAGAGACCTTACTCATCTCGGAATCAAAATCGGCTGCGGTCTTCACTGCGGCAGTGCCAAGACCCGTCACAGCGGCAGTCACCGGAAGGAACTTCTTGCCTACATTCTCCACAGAAGATCCGATGTTCTGGAGCTTTTCTCCAGCTTCATCGATCTTGGCAAGCGTCGCATTGGTAGTAGCCGCCTGATCCTGTAAGGATCGCAGATTCTGTTCGGTCTCCACGATCTCACGCTGAAGAGCATCGTACTGCTGCTGGGTGATCTCACCGTTGGCAAGCTGCTCATTAGCCTGCTGTGCGGCAGTTTTCAAAGTTGCCAGCTTTTCCTTAGTGGCTTCAATGGCATCCTTCAGCATCTTCTGCTTCTGGACGACCAGTTCTGTATTGGAAGGGTCCAGTTTCAGGAGTTTGTTGACATCCTTCAGTCCGGACTGCGTCCCCTTGATTGATTTGTTTACACTTTCCAGTGCTTTGGAGAGCTTTGTGGTATCGCCGCCGATCTCAACGGTGATGCCCTGGATTCTGGATGCCATTTGCGTAACCACCTCCTCGCAGGCATGAAAAAAGCCCATCTGCACGAAGCAGACAGGCTAAAGGAAAAAATGCTATTAGCTGTGTATCAAAGTCATCCTTTCAGCATACAATATATTTATCAGTAAATTTATCGACTAACCGGTTGATATTTTTGCAAACGTGTGCTATAATGCAATCAAAGAAAGGAGTTGACGATTATGGCTTCTGTTATGAGTGCTATTACCAACACTGTTCCAATCACCCAATTCAACCGTGGTCTTGCCGGAAAAATATTTGAAGATGTCAAGCAGTGCGGTGCCAAGGTTGTTATGAAAAACAATGCTGCCGAATGCGTTCTCATCTCCCCGGACGAATATGTCCGTTTAATGGATGAATTAAATGATGCTCGTCTGCTGGCTGTTGCTTCTGAACGTATGGCACACTTTGATCCCACCTCTTTGATTTCTGAGGAAGAAATGAACCGCCGTCTCGGTGTTACAGAAGACGATCTCGCCGGTTTTGACGAGGTAGAAATCGAATGAGCTGGAAAGTTGAATACCTCCCTGAAGCAGAAAAAGACCTCAAAGGTTTAGATGGTAGCCAGCGCAATCTTGTTCTGAAAGCCATCAAAAAAGTTCAGCAAAATCCACTGCCTGTTGATGAACAGGGCTACGGCAAACCGCTCGGCAATCACAACAGCACTAACCTTGCAGGACTTCTGAAAATCAAACTCCGCTCTGCGGGTCTGCGCATTGTCTATCAGCTTCGACGTACTGAGACATCTATGATGATTATTGTCATTGGAGTCCGTGCTGATGAAGAAGTGTACGAACTTGCCCAGAAGAGAGTTCTGAAGCACGAAAAGTCCGATTGACTTTTTCTGCCTAATCGACTATACTTTGATGATGATCAGGTTTCGGTAACCTTGCGAGGTCCGAGACCGGGAAGATGACCTTCGGGCCACCTTCTTTCTCCCCCAGTTGTGCACGGCTGGGGGATTTTTTATACCCATTGCCAGACGATTGTGCTTATTTCATTCACAATATAAGCACGTTCGTCTGTTTTTTCGCCTTAGAACCGGTCAAAGTCCTCCTGCGATGCCAGTTCCTTATACGGATACTCGTCGTTCTGCCGCTCCGTAAACATATCATTGACCAACCCGATGGTCAGCAGGTCGAGGTCGGCGATGCTGATACCGAGCTGTACACAGCGCAGCAGAAAGAGCGGGGTGGTCATTTCCCGCTCACTTTTTCGAGGTTTTTTCTGGATTCCACCTCCGTCTGCACGTTCAGACCCCACAGTTCGATCAGCTGGGGCAGGATCTGGTAGATGGAGAAGGTGTTGAACTGGTCCAGAAACTCCTCCGGGCTGTCCGGCACCTTTGCCGGGTCCGCATGACGAGCCATCAGCCATGCCAGGTCCTCGAACATCTCCAGACTGAACAGGTCGAGGTTGGAATTGTCCTCATCGTTCTCCCCCACGCTCTTTTCCAGCTGGCGCAGGTCTTTATAAATGTCACGGCCAAACTTGATGCGGTACAGGCGCGGCACGGCGGCACTTGCCTTAAAAGTGACTTCCTTGCCATCGATCTCGATTTTCTTCGTAACTGCCATAATCGTAATCCTCCAAAATTTCATGTAAAATTGGCAGAGCCGAAGCCCTGCCGTATATCGTGTTTCTTACTCTGCCGGGTCAATGCTCACCAGTGCATTACCGCCGCTCACAGTAGGCAGCTTACCATCCCACTTCTGGATCTTCTGGTACTCGATCAGCGTATCGGACAGGCTTTCTGCCAGTTTGCGGTTTGCCTCTGCCTGTGCTTCTGCGGCAATGGAAGTCTTCTGGGCTTCCGCCTCTGCATTGGTGATTGCCACCTGCTTATCCGCTTCTGCCTTGGCAATGGCGGCTTCATTCTCGATCTTCTGCTTATCTGCATTCTGCTGTGCAATGGACTTCTGCTGGATGGCTTCGTTATAAGCATCCTCGAAATTCATGTCGTTGATGACGACCTTGTTCACAAACACAACGTCCTCACCATATTTCTGCACAAGGGATTCTGCCAGCTTCTGTTGTGCCAGAGGCTCAATCTTGGTGCGGTTTGTCACCTCATTGGGGCCAAGTTCAGCCATCGCAGACTTGATGGCAGATGCCACCAGCTCATCACCAACCAGATTCTTGATGTCGGACACATTCGAATACAGCCATGCACTCTTCTCAGGAAGCACCTGATAGGTCACGATCACATCAGCGGCATACACAGGGGTCTTGTCGGAGGCTTCGCCCCAGACCTGCGCTTCGATGTGCTTATCCTGCTGCTTGTTGTTGACCTTGTGGATGCTCTGCACAAAGGGAATGCAGAAGTTGAGCTTGCCGCTCTGAATGGTGGTTTTCTGGATCTGACCGAAGCTGGTCTTCACGCCCGTGTAACCGGTGGGGATGATGTGGAACGAGCAGACAGCCAGCACCAGAACGATGATCACTGCGAACA